CTTCGTCTGCGACTGAGGCTCCACACATGAAGCAGTCCGAGATCATTGAGCGCCGCAAGGCCATCGAGACCGAGGTCAACGGCATCCTCGCCACCGACCAGATTTCCGCCGAGCAGGAGGCCCGTGCCAACGAGCTGCTCGACGAGCTGAAGGACCTGAACCAGAAGCGGTCCGCGGCGGAGCTCCGCGAGAAGTTCGCGAGCCACGCGGCGACCTCGAAGATCGTCGCCGAGAAGCGCGACCAGGCGACCGAGTGGCGGGCGAGCGGCGAGTACCGCGAGCAGTTCCTCGGATGGCTGAAGGGCGGACGGGCTCCCGAAAGCCGCGAGCTGATCTCGACGGCGTCGAGCTCCATCCTCATCCCGAAGCTCTACGAGGACGGCATCCTTAAGTACCTCGACGCCAACACCGTGGTGCGCAACCTCGCCGACCTCCGCACGGGCGTTCAGGGCTACCCGACCCTCCGCTACAACACGATGGCGACCAACGACTACCAGTCGGCGTGGACGCAGCCCGACACGGGCACGACGGCCCGCACCCTGATCGACCCGGCGTTCGCCGAGGTGCCGATCTCGCCGGTGCCGTGCCTGCCCGCGACGCAGGTGTCGCAGCAGCTGATCCGCCAGGCGAACTTCGATGTCGAGGCCGAGGTCATGGACGCCCTTCAGCGTCAGCTCGCCAAGAACCTCGAATGGGGCTACGTCGGCGGCTCGGGCACCAACGCGCCGACCGGCATCTTCACGGTCAACGCGAATACCCACATCACGACCGCGACCTCGACCGGCACGACCCGTGCCCTCGCGATCACGGCGGGCATTACGCTCGACAAGCTGACTGAGATGCGTTACACGAAGCTCCCGGCGGCGTACTGGGGCTCGGCGGCGTGGATTCTCCCGCAGGACGCCTACGCGGCCCTCGCGGGCCTCAAGGCGAACAACGTCCCGCTCTTCGTCCCGAGCTCCGACTACCAGGTGCTCCAGAACGCGGCGCCGTTCACCCTGATGGGCCTGCCCGTTTACGTCACCGAGTACCTCCCGGCGCACGTCGCGACGGCGAGCACCGGCAAGAACGTGGTCGCGGTCCTCGGCAACATCAGCGAGGGCTTCTCGATCCGCGAGTGGGGCGGCGTCGGCATGATCCGCGACGAGATCACGGCGGCGAGCAGCGCCCGCGTGATCTTCCAGGGCATGACGTTCGCGAACTCGGCCTTCACCCGCGTGAAGTCCTTGGTGCAGCTCCAGGTCACGAACGCCTGATTCTTCTCCTCCCATCGGCAGGGGGGCCCGGCTCGACGGCCGGGCCCCCCGGCTCCCCGGAGTCCGGATGCCTATCGACATCGCCAAGTTCCGAGCGTGGGCACGGATTCCGCACGAAGCGGACGATCCCGCGATCCAAATCGCGTGGGAGGCCGCCGTCCGGGAGGTGGAGGAGCGGACGGGGTGGTGCGTGGATCCCGTCACGCGCTACCAGTACGTCGCGTCGGAGCCTGCCAACGAGGAAAGGCTCATCCGGCTCGAACGGCAGCCGGTGACGCTCTGCGAACTTGCCCTCAGCGGCGGCCTGTTTCTCACGCTCAATTTGCGAGAGATCAACGGGCTGACCTACGCGAGCCTTGACACGCTTTCGGTGACGTACCCGGCGACGCTCCGCCTGACTGCCGGGTCGAACACCCTGAACCCGCTGCTCGAAATGATGCTGCTGCAACGGGTGACGCAGCACGTTCAGTCGCGAGGCGACGATACGTTCACGTTGTCGAGCGACTACTTCGACCGCATTTCCGCCATGATGGGCAAGGGCATCGGGTGAACCACGTCCCCCGAGGGATGATGCGGCAGATGGTGACGGTGCAGAATCCCACCGTCACGGTCGATTCCCTCGGCCAGAACTCGGAAGCGTGGCTGTCCGTCGCCGCCGTCCCGGCGCACATTGAGCAGATGGACACCTCGGAGTCGGTGGATGACGGCGGCCCGGCCGTCCAAACCACCTACCGGATGCTCGCCGCCTGGCACCCGAACTTGAGCACCCGTTCCCGGCTGCTCTGGACCGACCGCGGGACCGTCCGGTACCTGAACGTCCGGTCGTGCACCGACCGCGATCAACGGCAGCGGACCCTTGAGATCGTCGCCGTGGAGGTCGTCCTGTGATCCGCCTCGGCTTCCTGAAGACGCAGCCGCAGCGCGACCTGCTCCGGATCAGGGTGCAGGGCGAGTCCGTCCGCCAGGCGCTCGCGAAGCTGCCCCCGAGGCTGAACGAGAACGTCCGGAAGCGGGCTGCCCGCCGCGTCCTGTCGCCGTACGTCAAGGAGCTCGCCGGTCGGTGGCTGCGGGCCAGTTTCCGCGGCCCGAGCGCGAAGCACCGGCTGGCGATCTCGGCCGCGACCGAGCTCGACGTTCGCCGTGCCGGTTCCGGCCCGTCGGCCCCGATCCGGGCCCGGATTGGCGTCCGCTACGGCAAGCGAGCCAAGGCAGCGGCCCTCGCCCGTGGGCGGCAGCGCATCTTCCACCTGTTGGAGAACGGCTTCCGGCACAAGACCGCGAAGCGGAAGATCACCGGGCGTTACATCTCGTTCGCGTGGGCACGAAGTTCCCTTGCACGGATCATGCAGCAGCTTTCCGACCAGACGCTCGTTGAGGCGCACAAGGAGCTCGCGAAGCTCGGAAGGTCCGGTGCCTGATGCCGATCACCCTCGAATCGGTGGCGAAGGCCGTCCAGGAGCACCTGAACAACGCGACCACCCGCCCGGTCTCGGTCGGGATGCGGCGGCCTTCGTCGGACACCCCGGCGGTTGTGTGGGAGTTGACCTCGGCGGATTGCGCGTGGATGCTCGCATCCACCGTCGGGCTGCAATGGACGGCGACAGTCGAGGTGCAGATTTTCGGCGATACGTCGCTGGCCGTCATTCAGGTGGCCGATGACTTGATTTCGTATTGGGACAGCCCGACGGCGCTTGGCGCGAGCTTCGCGACACTCAGGCCGGTCGGCGTGTCCTTCACGATGCGTACCGAATCGCAGGCAGACGGCTCCGAAGGCGACGAGCGCGTCGGCACCATCACCCTCACGATCCAAGGAGTCTGATATGGCCTTCATTGCGGGATACGGCGGAATCGTCACGTTCAGCGGCGTCACCGCCATCGGCGGCATTTACCCAGTCCGGTCGTTCACCATGAACGTCGAACGCGCATCGCTCGACTTCACGCAGCTTTCCGATTACCGGGAGAAGCGCCTGCCGGGTCGCATCCGACGGTCGGGCACCCTGACCGTCTATCGTCAGGACGGTGCGGCGGACGATGCGCTGCGGAGTCACCTGTTCCCGGCCGACCTTGCAGGCGCCACGGCGACCTATGCGTCGCTGACGCTCAAGTACGTCGACCAAGGGAGCAAGTCCTTCGACGAGTGGGGCTCCGGCACCAACGCATTCAACATCCACATCACCGGGGCGACGGTTTCCGACGACGGAACCGGCCCGGCGGTCTGGGAGCTGACGTGGGAGGAGCAGTAAGTGCCGATTGACTTGTCCAAGGTCACGGCCCGGAGCCGGAAGGTCACGATCCCTGACCTCGGCGAGCTCGTCGTGCGCGAGCCGACCCTTGCCGACGCACAGCGCGCCTCGCTCGACCCGTATTGGTGGACGGCCTGCGTGACGTGCGCCGACGGGACGCCGTTCTTGACCAACGCACAGGACGCCGGGCGCATCCGGGCAGATGTCGCCGCGGCCGTGCTTGCGGAGGTCAACGCCGTCCGCCCTACAGCCGGGTCGAGCGACGCCTCTGGCGAATCGCCGACCACGAAGGACGCCTGAATATGCCCGTCGGAATTGCATCGCAGGAAATGACCACGGACGAGCGGCAGGAATGGCTGCTTGGGGTCATCGCCTGTGCCCTGACCGGCCGCCGTCCGCAGCAGCTGTTCCCCTGGCTGAAGGGAGGCGGACATGGCTGACCGCAGCCTGAAATCCACGATTCAGGTGGACATGGATACGAGCGGCGTGGTCCGCGGCGTCGCCGCGACCAACCGCGAGCTTCAACGCATGAACCGCTCGGCGGCCACGACGGCCACGGCGACCTCGCTGTCGGCGTCCATCAGCGTCGCCCAGGCTGGCTTCTCGGTGCTGCAATCGGTGCTCGGGGTGATCACGGGGCGTATCGAGGAGCTGAACGCGGCGGCGTTCAAGTATTCCCCGGAGGCCATCGATGCGAAGGCCGAGCTGAACGCGGCGAAGATCGTGGCCGAGCAGCGGACGGGAAGCCTGTTCGGCGCCGGTGCCGCCGCACAGGTGCGTGAGCAGCAGATGCGCCTAGAGGAAAGGATGCGCCGCGAGGAAACGATGGCCCCGGACATCGCGGCTGGCAGCGCGTTCTTTTCGAGCCTTCTTGAAACCACCAAGGCGGTCGGCGGAGCGGTGCTCGACCAGTTCCTTGCCAACGTCGGCAACCCGGAATCAAACCGGACCATGACGCAGGCGGCCTTCGAGGCAGCCGGTATGCCGCAGTACCTGAGCGGAGAAGGCTTCTCGCAGGGCGGCAGCGCCCGGGGAATGTTCTACGACGAGGCGGGGCTGATGGAGCGGCAGACGCGGGCCCTGGAGTCGATGGAGCGAAAGTTGGGGGGAACCTGAAATGCCGATCTCAGTCGTCGAGGTGCCAGAGAGCCGCCAATGGAGGTTCACCGACCGATGGGGCGAAAGCACCCTTGAGCTGCACTACCGAGTCGTGTGGATTCCGGCACCCGCAGAAGTCCCGCCCACCGAGGAAGACTTGTTTCTGGAATATGGCGGGGCGATTCCAGTTCGCCCGCAGCAACGAATCCCGTCGGCTGTTTCCGGGTCCGATCCTTATCTCAAGGAGTTCGTGGTCCGAAGCATCACGACCACGCCGATGCGTGAACGGCCATACTCCTGGGACGTTCGAGCCCAATGCTCCACCTACCATTTCGGATGGAGAAACGACGATACGTGGGGCGCCGAATACGTCAAGCAGACGCGGACAACCAGTTCGCGGAAGGCGGCGTTCTATCGACTCAACCCGACGATGCCTGCGAATGGCGACGTGACGTGGCCCGGGTCCGTCGTTGACATCGCCGGAACCAAGGTCGACACCAACGGAAACCCGCAGACGCGGTCGATTGCACAGCAATACATACAGATCGAGTACCTGCAAGACCGAACGCCGACGGGGTCGGGCGCCACGACGGCCGACGATCCGAATTGGACGGCGCTCTACGCCTACATCAACAAGCGGAACTCCGCCGCGTTCCTCGGCTGGCCCATTGGCACGGTGCTATGCACCGGCGCGACGGCGACGCTCGACAATGAGTGGTGGCGAGTCTCGGTCACGTTTGTGTACGACGAGATGTTCCACCTGGTGCAGGTGCCCATCGTCAACGCGACTGGGGCGCCAGTTCTCAAGCCCGGCGCGACGCTCGCGGGGCAGATGATCCTCCAGACGGACAAGGTCGGGTTCTATCAGGAGTACCCGACAAAGATCGACTTCAACAACGCCTTTCTTTCCCCGACGAAAGAGCAGTTCACCAAGTCGGGACCCCCGTACGTATGACGTTCCACCGTCCCATCTTCGCGAACGGACTATTCGGCTCGGCAAACCGTGTCGTGGCGAACCAATGGACAAACGGTTCCGAATTGGCGACGCAGAACGCCCAAGGGATTCAATGGGCGACCTCGCAGCTCGTCCGCCCGCAGATCATCTCGCACGGCCTCGTGAAGCTGAAGTCCGCGACATCCATCAACCCGAACCAATGGAGCTACGAGTGCGAGACGTGGATCCCGCTCTCGCCGACCGGGCTCTCGAGCATCCCGATGCCAGCGGACGAGCGGTTCCTGTTCGACAAGGTCTACAACCTCCGAGAGCAATACAACACGGCATCTCTCGCCGACGGGAACGACCTGTCGAACCCGCTCGCGACCATTGGCCCCGTGGGAAGCATCTGGGACGGCACGGCGTGGCCGACCACGAACTTGAGCGCCGAAGTGCTTGTGTTCATCGTCTACGACCGTGCCGGAACCATGTATCCGTTCTTTGATCGACCGAACCCCGTGCATTGCGAACCGCAGGAACAAGGAGTCTGATGCCGAACCTCGATCTTGCAACCCCGCTCCCTGAACAGGTGATCGTGAGAGGCGAGAACCACGAAGTCTCGTTCCATGTCCACAACGCGGACAGCGGGCAGAATTTCAATTGGAGCGGATACACGCCGCGGGCCGTCATCACGGTCGGCTCGGCTTCCATCAGCGCCGCGTCGTTCAGCGTCATCAGCCAGGCGGGCGGCACGGCCCAAGTGATCTTCACGGCTTCCCAGACGGGCGGGATCACCAAGGCATCGTGGGGGAGCCTGATCCTGTACGCGGACCCGACGGCAAACAGCGAGAACCTGCATATCGCGACCGTCCCGGTGCGATTCACGGCGGAGGCAATCCCATGATGGGCTCAATGATGCGGCGGAGTGCGCTGGCCGGTGGCCTGTCGGCTGATCTGCTGATCGTCGCCGGCGGCGGCGGTGGTGGCGGCAACGGCGGCGGCGGCGGCGGCGGCGGCGGCGTGATCGAAACCTCGCTCGGGCTCGCCGCAGGAACGAACTACGTCGTGGTGGTCGGCAGCGGCGGAGCGGCTTCTTCGAGCTCGAGTTCCAACGGCTCAAACAGCTCCTTCGGAGCCACGACTGCGTTCGGCGGCGGCTACGGCGGCTACGGATTCGGGGTCAACAACGGAAACTCGGGAGGAAGCGGCGGCGGCGCTCGGGCCGCAGCCGGTGCCGTCGGAGGATCAGGAATCTCGGGCCAAGGCTACGCAGGCGGCGGCATGAACACCGGCGGCGCCGCTCCGAGCGGCGGCGGAGGCGGAGGCGGATCAGCAGGCTCGGCTCCCGCCAACACCAGTACGGGCGGTGCCGGTGGAACGGCGTACGCCTCAAGCATCACCGGAACATCCGTGAACTATGGCGGAGGCGGAGGCGGCGCCGTGTATGGAAGCGGCACCGGCGGCACCGGCGGGTCCGGAATCGGAGGCAACGGCGGAACCCTTTCGACGGCGCCCACGGCTCCGATCACAAGTTCCGGCGGCGGCGGCGGCGGGGCAGGCGGCAACAATGTCGGAGTCATCACGTCCACCGGAGCCAGCGGCGTCGTGATCATGCGAATCCCCACCGCCGTCTACACCGGAACCACCACGGGAAGCCCGACAGTCACGACCGACGGAGCGTTCACCGTCGTGAAATGGGTCAGCTCAGGGAGCTACACGGCATGATTCACGCGGCAGAAATCAACGGAGACGGGATCGTCGTGCGGGTCATCGTCGCGCCGTCCATTGCATGGTGCGTATCCACGCTCGGCGGATTGTGGGTGCAGAGCTGGGTCGACGGCAAGTACCGCGGCAAGCATGCCGGGATCGGTGACACCTACGACCTCGCGAACGACGTATTCGTCGCTCCGCAGCAGGAGCAGGAAGACCCTTGATCCGCGTCCTCGCCATCCTCGCGCTGTCGAGCTGCTCGGCGTCCGCACGGATCGCCGAGGAGACCAACGTGGTGCGGCAGCGGGCTTCGAGCGCCCAGAGGCACCTTGAGGTCGCCCAGGCAGACCTCGAGGCCATCCACGCCGCGGCGGCCGAGGTTCACGCGGCGCTCCCGGGCGTCGAGGACGAGCGGTCGCAGCTCCTCGACACGATCCAATACGCCGCCGTCGCCGCGGGAATCTGCGGCGCCGCGGCCATCGGCTACATCATTCATACGAGGCTCAAGAAATGACCACCGACCAGGCGTCGATCCTCCTGTTCCTCACGTTGGCCGTCGCTTTCGTTTCCGGTTGCGCCATCGGGAGCAACTGGCAGTCCACCCGCAAGACCAAGAGAAAGTCCCGCCATGCCCACGCTCGCTGACGCGCTCGGAAACCTGTTCTTCGCCGGATGTTGCGCCCTCGGCGGGCTCATCGCCGGTTACGTCGTTTGCCGCAAGAGCAAGAAGTGAGCAACAAGAAGCAATGCTGCTGCGGTCCGCAGGATTGCCCGGATGGCAACTGCCCGGCCATCGACGCCGACTGCCAGTCGAAGGGATTGCAGCCCTTCACGTTGACGGTCGAGGCGACGATGTTCCCTTCGACGTGCAACTTCTTTGACTACGAGGTTCTGGAATGCAACCCTACGTCCTGCACAAGCTGGGAAACGAATCCCCCGTTTTACGAGGGATGCAGCCCCTGCGACCCCGACATCGGATGCGAGCCCTGCACTAGCGAAAATCCCTGGGTGCCGTCGGCCGGATATTCGTGGCCCGTCCGGAATTGCCTGCCGGCCGACCCGCGGAAACAAAGCGAGTGGTGCGAATTGCCCTACCAGGGGTTTTGGGCGGTCGAATACTACGAGGTCGAAGCCTGTGAGGCGCTCGGGAGTTACCTTTGCGGGAACGCGGTCGTATATCCGGCTGGCGTCTACAGGCGCCCCCTATCTCCGATCGTCGGGTCCGCGACGTACGTCTTCGACGGATTCAACGAGTGCGGAACCGGCTTGAGGAAACAACTTCCGCAGACAGGCGGTCCCGTTTTCGGGAAAGCCTGCGAGTGCTTTATGAATCCGTTGTGCCAGGCTTGCCCGTGCGCTTGCAATTGCACGGCGAACTGGGACAGCTTCAGTCTGATGAATCCGCAGCTCCCGACTGGACCCCAGCTCGACGTGAAGCTGCTTTGGGTTGCGCCTTGCGGCGGTTCAAGGCCGGGTCAGTCGGAATTGCAACGCGAGATATTCAATTGCGGAGGCGGCTGCGACTGCGACGGCTCCTACATCGCGCTCAGCGTCAGCGCGTATTTCGAGACCGTCTTTGACTTCCCGCCGTTCACGCCGGGCTACGACGCCTACTTCCCGATCCCCGGCGTCAAGAACGACGGCGGAGCCGACGATCTCTGCGTCGCTGCACAGAATTCCGCTCCGGGTCCGTGCTATAAGTTCCCAGGCGGTCAGTATTGGCCGGACACCACTTGTTTCTCGGGTCGCGAACTGTCGATTGTGTTCCGCCGGAAAATGGACATCACGCAGCTTCCACCGGCGAACCTGTGCAGGATGCTTCCCGGCGAGTACGAGCCGGTCGGAATGGTGATTTGCAACGGTGGGTCGCAAGGGCCGCTGGTCTGCTGCGACGAGATCAACGAGGATTGCACAGGGATCACCGACCGATGCTGGGTTGGGATTCCCGCCTGTGTCGACTCGGCCCAATGGAGGAACTACCTGTGGAAGAACGGATTGAGCCAAATTCGGGTGGTGATATCGTGAACATCAAAGGTTTCAAGGTCAAGCAACCCGACGGGACCTTCAAGGTCTACACGTCCGACCAAATGTCGAGCCTTCTTGCGAAGGTTCCGGCCGAGGAAGCGCCAGCTCCCGGCCTCGGCGACGTGGTGGCCGGTGCGGCCAACGCGGTCGGAATCAAGAAGAAGGCCGGGTGCGGGTGTCAGAAGCGCCAGGACGCCATGAACCGGGCGACGCCGCCGTACTTGCGCCGGGTGTTGGGGTGGCTCAAGAAGGCTCCGTTGCCGTTCACGGCTTCCAAGCTCGCTTGACCACCTTCACGGCGACGTACAGGAACAGCAGGGCTCCCACGGGCAACGCCACCCAGAAGCAACAGCTGCCGAGCTGGGCCTTCGTCTGATCAATCTCCTGTTTCTGCCTTGCGGCGTCCTCACGCTGCACGGCGCGAATGCGCTCCATGCCTTCCCGGAGCTCCTGGGCTTCCTTGGTTTCCCGGGCTGATTTGCTGCCTTGCTGCGGCATCCTTTCATGCTACAGTCTGTACATGGATACCCGGGAGGCCTTGAGAAACCTTGATTTCTGCCGGGGGGAGTGGTGGCTGTGCAAGCGCGACAGCGACGCGGAATGGACGCTGACGGCCGATCCGTACGCCCCCAAGTGGGACTGGCGTATCAGAGTCGGGCGCAATAAGTCGCGTGCTGTCAACAGGTTACGCGCGAGTGAACAAACAGCGTACAGAAACACGCTTGACCTGGAAAAACTCACGCAGGCGCGTCAGATTGTCGATATGCTGCGAAGTGCATCGCAGGGTTCGTGTTTTACATAACACGGATCACCGAGACTGTTTCTCGGACTGCGTTGCTCATGGGAGCAGCAGATGGCCGGAAAGACAGGCAAGGCGGCTGAAACCGCCGTTCGTGGGCGCCCTCGCATCTTCGCGGAGGGTTCCGTAAACGTCCGAATCGGGGAGACCGTGTACGACCGGGTGCTGCGTCTCGCGTCGAGCGAGCGGCGGACGGTGCGTCAGCAGATGGAGCTGCTGTTGGAAACCGCCCTGGAGCGGGTGGAGCTCGAGACCCGGGAAGGGGGTGCGGCGTGAGCGCCATCGTCCCCATCGAGGATCGGCTGCGTGGGAATCAGCAGGCCGTGCTTGCCGTCAAGTCGCTCGTCGAGAGGAACTACGTCAGCCGGATCCAGGGCAGGGCGTACCTGATGGTCGCCGGTGCACAGGCGGTCGGCTCGACGCTCGGGTACACGACGGCGGTCAAGGCGCTCGACTACGTCGCGCCGGTCGGCAACGTCGCCGGGTACTGGAAGGCCGTCGCGGTCGTGCTCGACAACGGCGTCGAGGTCGGCCAAGGCATCGGCTGCGTGTTCGATGACGAGCGACCGTGGAACACGCGGCCGCAATTCGCGCGACAGATGATGGCACAAACTCGCGCGACAGGGAGGGCCTTGAAGGGGGTGATGGGCTGGGCCTTCGCCATGCTCGGCACCGAGGGCTCGCTTGCAGAGGAGATGCCCGCCGAGGACGCCACGATGCCCCAGGACGCGCCCGTGCCGTCGAAGGCACTCTCGGCGCCTCCGAAGGCGTCCAAGCCCTCCAAAGGGCAGGAAGGCGGCCTACGACGGCTTCGTGCGGTTCTTGCGGCAGTCCAAGCCAAGGAGTCCAAGGCCGGGAAGCCGTACTGGCGCGTCGGGCTCGAAGCGCAAGACGGCGTGACGGAGTGGTTTACGTCGTTCGAGGAGGTGTCGATCTCGCCGGGGGTCCTGGTCGAGGTCACGCTCAAGCCGTACCGGGACGGCGAAGTGGTCGCCGATGTTGTCGCCGTCACCAGCGACGAGGAGGTGCCGTTCTAATGGCGAAACTCTACCCGAGTGACGTCTGGCGCATGGGCGATTCCCTCGACCCGATGGAGAAGCTCGTCGCGCTGGCGCTCCTGGACTACGGCGACCGGATCTTCCCGTCGCAAGCCCATGTCGCGGTCAAGACCGGGCTCTCCCTGGCGACCGTCAAGCGCGTCATGAAGACCCTCCGCTCGAAGATGGTCATCACGACGCAGCGGACCAAGCGGGGGCTCGCCTATGGGTTCGTGATGGCTCACCCTGAGCCTCGGCATGGTGTCACACAGACACCACCAAAGTGTCAGCCTGACACCGGAATGGTGTCACACAGAGCCACTAACTATCCCAAGAACTATCCAACCAACCAGAGCGGCCCGCCTGAAGGCGGCCGCGGGGGGGTGGTGGCTCTCTCGGAGGACATCCGATCCGCCATCGCCATGCGCGACCCGCGTGGCAACGTGGACGCGCAACACCGGGTCGTGTCCCGGATGCTCGGCGAGCACGGCGTGATCGGCAACGCCGCCCAGGAGGCGTGGATCGCCCTCGCCCGCAATTGGGCCCGCACCGGCAACGGCGCGTACGAGACGCTGGCGGAGATGCTCACAAGCATGGTCGAGGTCCGCGACCCTGCGGCGGTGCTCATGTACCGGATCAGAAGGCTGGCCGCATGACCGCCCATACCGCGTTGATCGCCGAGATCACCAAGTTCCTTGAGTCGAGCCGGAAGCACCTTCCGACGGTGGTGGCGCACTACCTCGGCGAGTTGCTTGCCATCAATCGGACGAGCACCGAGATCATTCAGCGCCAAGCACAGGAGATCAGCGACCTTCGGGCGCTTCTGTACGGCAACCCTGACGCGAGGCACGAACGCATCCAAAGCGGCGAGTTCGTCAGGCCGCCGCAAGTGTTCCGCCAGGGCGGATGGGAGGACGCATGACTGACCTTGAGATTGTTAAGCGCCTTCGAAAGCGATGGTGGACCGATGACTTCGGGTTGAGCAAAGACGACATCTGCTCCGAACGAAACAAGGAAGCTTTGGAAGCCGCCGACGAGATTGAACGGCTTCGCGGCGAGCGCGACGAGGCCAGGCGGCGTCTATGTGTTGAGCTGCTCGAAGTCGAAGGTCATCCCTTTGGATGGAGAGGTGCCAAAGGCGAGAAAGGCATCGCTGAACGGCTTGGATGGGATTGCTTCAAGGGGGACCGATGACGCAATCACGGGCCAAGGGGAAGCGGGCAGAGCTCGAAGCGGCCGACGCTGTCGGAAATGCGCTCGGCATCATGTTCCACCGGACGCAACAGTACAACGGCCTCGGCAAAGGCGACATCGAACCAGTCGACCGGACAAGCCGAATCCACTTCGAGGTCAAGCACTACAAAGCAGGGCTCACTTGGTGGACGAAACGAGCGAAAAACGGCGGCGCTCACAACGGCGGCGACCTGTGGTACTGCACGTTGTCGTATTTGCCCCACGTCCTGAACGCCATCTACGTCGGGTTCGCGAGCCCGACGTGCGGTTTCGCTGAACGATGGATGGAGCAAGCGGCCAGGGACGCCGGCAACGATCGCATTCCGGTCGTGATCTGTCGCCAGGATCGCGGTCCTTGGCTAGTGGTTTGGAGGCACAACGACACTCAAGCCATTATCGAAGCCATGAAGGAATTGCGGAATGCGCCGATTCAAATTTGAGGGTGGTTTGCCCAAAGCCTATGACCACGGCAAACAACGCCGTGCAAGAGGAGGCACATGGTCGCGCATTGCCAAGCAACACAAGGCGATCAACGTCCAATGCGCCAAGTGCGGGTCGATCGTTGATCTTGAAACCGATCACATCGTGCCTTTGCACAAGGGAGGAAAGAACGATTGGTCGAACCTTCAAAGCCTGTGCAAAGCATGCCATGCGATAAAAACGGCCTTGGAACAGGGGAAAGATTGTGCCAAGAAAATCGCCCAAATCCGCGATCCAATCGGATGATTCACCCCCCCCTTCGGGGCCGAGGGGGGTCGTTTTGCAGGGGTACT